ATAGTAACATACTTATTACCAGATCGTCTCATGTTATCTATCTGTTCAGTAAATGTCTCATTAAGTTTCTCTTGCAATGATGCAATATTTTCAAGATCACCAAATGACCATATCTCATTACCACCATCACTAAAGTTTCTCATGTGTACAAATGGTGCATGTCTATGGTTGTAAGGTATCTCTCCTTCATATAATGCATCTTCTGCACCTAATTGAGTAACTGTTAACATTCTTGTACGCATATCGTAGAACTCATAGATAGTTGCAGTTTCATAAATCATTGTTTCAGCTACAGAACTATAATCTCTACCAGTATCTCTTTCTCTAGTATCTTGTAATCCATCTGCAATTAGTTTATCAGTGTTTTTCAAAACTGGATTAGCTTTAATTTCATCTATAGGTAGGATAATACGTTGTGCTACCCAACGAGTTTCTTCTACTCTTCTAGCATTAGCAGGAAAAAAGATATCATAAGGAGATACATACTCTACATAAGGTTCATCTGCTTCAACTCTTTTATCAACAAGTGGTACAAAGTTAGTTACATTCTCTACATTAGCATCTCTATTTTCTTCAATAGATACTAAAAGTTCAGATTTCAAAACACCATTAATATCTTTAGTTATATCTTCTTGACTTCTTACTGTCTCAGTTACACTATGCTTCCAACCTATCTTACAAAACCCATTACCCAAGACAACCATATCCTGAGCCATATCACGTAATACAGATGTTGCATTTGTTCTTAACCAGTAATAACCTGCAACTGCTTCTGCTACTCTTGCTGTAGTCTCTGCTTCTTCTCCACCACTATAAGGAACAGCTAATGGTTTAGGATCTCTTGATACAACACTTGCTAAAATTATATTTAAATGTGGTAAAACCATATTGATAGTTTCTAAATCAGCTGGGTGTAGACGCTCAAATACAGTACCTTCAATTGATGACTCAGCAACAGATGATGATTTACCAGTACGATACAAAGCTTCTAGTGACCTAAACCAGGAGTGCCTCCACTTGTAGCGGTTTTTTGCATCGGCAATTAACTCTTGTATCTCAGATAATTCATAAGATCTTACTTTCTTAGCCACGATTTTCTCTCCTAGTTGCTCTTCTTACAGTTCGCTTACGTGCTGCCCAAAATTTTCTATCTGATTTTTGTCTACTCTGTTCAATCATGTGCGCCTCTCGATACAATTCTGACAGGTCAATTTTGAATTCACCCTCTTTAACTCTATCACTTATAATATTATTACCGACAGGTTGCACCTCATCTAACAAAACATATAAACCAATTGCCAAAGATATGACTAAGTCGTCATGACAACCGGTATCTGCAGAGGTAGTACCATTCTCTCTTCTAACAAATGTTATTAACTCCTCTCTCAATTCAGGATAGATATTAAGTAACCTACAACCACCATCAGATGTTGGTACAAGGTATTCAGCAAGACGGTTTACTATTAATGGTTTAGTTGCTTTGGTTGTTGGAAATCCAAATACAGCTGCTCTCTTTCTCTTAGCAACAGCAGGTGGTATATATCTATATAAGTTTGGATAGTGTAATTGGTTTCTTAGTTTGTCAATCAACGAGACACCAACACCACCAGCATTTTCTATAACTAACAAAGCAGATATCTGGTTAGAGCCAACAAAGTACCTACCCATTAAATCTAATTCACTAGCAAGTTCAGATGGTTCAATTCTGTTGTTACGATAGTATCCTATTATCTCAGGTGTTCCATCCTCATGAAGTTGCAAGATGTGTACAGCAGAGAAGTCATTACCAGTTCCAAGTGAGGGGTCACAACTAATAACAAATTGTCTACCCCACTCAATAGCCTCAGGTGGATATGCTAAAAATAATTCACCATGATCATCATTAACAAATTCATAACCAGTTGGAGTATCTACAATTACACCTTTAACATAATACTCTTCAATAGTATCTTCATCAGGTACCCAACTAAATCTTGGTCTACCAGATTCTCTAAATGCTTCTTCATCAGTTGTTGGATACTCAGCAAAAAATAACCAAGGTTCAGCAATAAACTCTCTTTTCTTAATCTCATAATCTTCAGGTGTAATCAACCGGCTACTTGTCCATGGTTGGAAGATAGCTTTAAATTCATTATTGTTTCGTTTAGCTTCACGATATATCTTAGCAAACATGTTATTACCACCACGAGCAGTTGAGATAATTATCAATCTACCACCAGCATCAGTAGTTGGTTTAATTGTACGATAGGTAGATGCAGGGTCTTCCATCAAAGCAAACTCATCTAGTATAACTAATGATGCAGTTTCACCAGCACCTGCAGTTTTTGTACCAGCAAATGACTTCAATCGGTTATTTGTACCATCAAAGAATTTGAATACCATCTGCTTAGCTGCATCTCCATCTAACTCAGGTCCTCTAACTTTCATCCATTCAGGAAGAAAAGAGTACATAAACCTTGCCATACCTAAGTTCTTATCTGCAGAGTCTTGAGATTTTGATATCAATAGGATGTTAGCTCTTGGCTTAAATAGACATTGCCAGAGTGCATAAGCCATAGCAAGTGTAGTAAAACCTAACTGACGTGCTTTTAGTATAACAACATATCTTCTATCCATGTAAGCTTGTAAACTATCTCGCTGGTAATCAAAGAGTTCAAAGTTCTCTCTACCTCTACCATCTCTTTCTGACTCAATCCAAATGTAATTCTCAATAAAGTAAAATGGATCTTTACTACACTTACGCCACTCTAACTCAATCCACAGTCTCTCTAACTCAGCAACTATTGTTGGACTACTCATTGACTACAATCTCACGATTAGATATCTCTTCTATTATAACTTCAGTTGGTAGTAATGCTAATACTCTTGCATAGAGTTGTGTGACATCTTGATCTCTGAAGTCTGCCTTGCGTGATGCTTTCTCTTCTTCTACATAAGTTACACCATAAGTCTTAAAGTAAATTTCAGCACTGGTTCTATCTCCTGCTAATGCTCTCTCTACCAAAGCTGCTTTAATCTTTTCGTAATCTGATTTGTCATCATCCTTATTTGCTTTCAACACAGCAATTGAAGTCATTGCTCCAGCTGTTGCACCTGGTAGTGATAGAGACAACTCTCTTCTTCGGTTCTCTATCCTCTCAACAAACTCTGGGTTAGCCATCCAGTTTCTAACTGTTCTATCTGTAATACTTTTGGCTTTTGCCCACTTGGCTATATTGACTGGTAGGTTATTAACAATCTTAGTATGCTTGTCTAATATGTGCCATTCAATGAATTCATTCATTAGTGCTTTAGATTCATTGTTGTATGTACCCTTTTGTCTTGGCATTTTACCCTCCATCTATTCTTTCCTATACGACTTTTTTTATAGGAACTTGTTAGTTAATTCTAGTGGTTGTAATGGTAGTTACAGTTCCTTTTATTTAAGTGTCACGAGACTCTTTCCTCAATTGGTTTTTGGGTAAAATTCATACTCAGACAGTAATATATACGCGACGAGTCGGGCTGGGGGAATGGGCACCCCCACCCCTGCCCGTGCCCGATATGCCCCATTTACCCCATTATTTCACGCTCAATAGCTCTCTTATACTCCCCAGCTGTTTTTATTGGGCGGGTATAAAATGACTATTAGGGAGGGGATAGAGTAATCTATCTAATTGTATGAGGGGATGCAAGTCACTTGACAGCTTATAAGGATTTGAAAATTTAGATTTTGTTTTTACCAAATGCCTGGGGTTGATCGTCCGTCCATGATCTAAAATATATCAATGCATAATTATGCAAGGCAATGCATAAATATACATAAGCTCTATTATCAATTTTTTAAATTTTAATATCATGATTCTTGCTGCAGTAGGGTGGATTTTTATTTTTATAATTATCAACTTTATTTTGTAATCTATTGTTTTTTACATACTCGCCAATATAGTATATATTAGAGAGGTAATCAGATGTTAGCTCTCAGTAATAAAAATATAAGAAAGGTTATGAATATGAAAAAAGAAAAATGCGAGTGCATTATTATAAATGGCACTTTACTAGTAGCGTTGGTAGATTGCCCAGATCATTATCTTCTCGCTTTTGAGGATGTGAAATAATGAAAACAAATCTTACACGATATGAAATCAATATTTGTTTTTATGCAGATCACGAATTGACACAGCTTGAATTAGAAGCGTTACGGTTACAAATTAGCGCACAGATTGAAGAGCCAGGCGAGGACT